CGGACGTGTTCGAGGTACTGCTCACTCTCGCGTTCGGCGATTGCTGCCCTTGCCAGTTCCGCTGCGGCGTACCCGGACCATGCGCGCACTTCGTTCATCAGCTCGACCAGCTCGCCTTCCTTGAGCTGCGTCAGGTCCTTCGGAATCGCGACGTGGCCCTCGATCGGCCGGTTCGGGAGATGCAGGCCACGACTCGAAAGGGTCTTCTCGATCTGCGTCACGGTTGCGGAGTCGGTGTGATCCATCGGAGGTGTCCTTGTCCTCGAAGGGGGCGCACTCTTGGCAGTCGGCCCACATGCAGTTCGGGGGGCGGCCCTCGCCGCGCAGGGCCTTGGCGATGACGTGGGCCTCTTCCAGCAGGGGCTGAATGCGCTCGGTGTTGGCGCGCAGGTAGAAGCCCTTGGTGTCCGAGGTGAACTTGGAGTCGTAGATGTACTCGATGCCCTCGACGGGCAGGCCCTGCTGCTGGGCGAGGCAGCAATAGAGCATTCCCTGGCGGATGTGGCTGGCCAGGGGGTGGTTGAGGGACGACCACAGCTTCTTGAGGTCGGTCAGGGAGCCGTCTTCGCACTTGTGCAGGGCGCGTTCGAAACGTTCGGGATCCTCGACGCGGACGGAGCCCTCCCCCACGGTCTTGATCTCGATGAGCCGGTTCAACTCCGGGATCCAGCCGTCGGCGTGGCCGTGGATCATCAGTTCGTCGTGGACGAGGGGGACTTCGTCGTAGCGCAGGAACTCCTGGCCCCTGCCGCACAGGGGGCACATGTCGGGGGTGTCGGCCACGTTCCCGTCGGTCTTCCACTCGCAGACGATGCAGTGGAAGGCGCCGCCGAGCATGCCCATGTCCCAGGCCCGTTTTTGCCACAGGCTGTGGACGACGTGGCCGTGGTCGAAAACGTTGAGGGTGCGAAAGCGGTGCTTCGTGCGCGGTGTCTTGCCGTTCTTGATGCGCAGGTACGTCGCGCGCGGGCACCAGGTGGCCTTGACCATCTCGGAGGGGTGGATGATGTCCTGACGGCGTGAGGTATCTGCTGCCGCCGTTTTTTCCACGAACGTTCGGGCGCTACGGAGAAAGCTGGCGGGCCGTGGGGGGGTAGTCGTGTTCTCGCCCCAGTCGTCGCTCATGATGCTTCCTCTACGGGGTGCGGAGTGTGCAAGTAGACGGAGAAGTCGAACGTTTCGGGGTCGTAGCCGTTTTCGCGGTAGCGCTTGTAGATGCGCCGTACCTGACGGACTTCCTTCTTCCGCAGTCCGCCCCAGGTGCCGTATTCGTCACCGCTTTTCACGGCGAAGGCGAGACACTGTTCCCGCATCGGGCACACACGCTCGTCGTAGATTCCGTTGCAGTAGTCGGGGGCAACTTGGGTGTCGTCGAACCAGACGTCGTTTGCGTTCCCGTCCCGGTCCCGGCTGGGGACGGGGGTGTTGCGGCATTTCGCTTCGTACTTGCGGTCGCCGTCGCCGGACCAGTCGGGGCTGGCGATGCGGAAGGGGAGACGCTGGAGGAGTCGTCGTCGCTCGGTTCGAGGAACACTTCCTCCGCCATGATCAGCCAATTTCTGGCTCCCATCTCCAGAGCGAAGAGCATGTCGCGGCCCGATTGGAGTGCATTGCGCTCGGCGGCCAGCAGGTCCTTCAGCTTGAGGGTGTACTGCTTCGCCAGGGTGGTCTTCGCTTCGATGCTGTAGCGGGGTGAGCGAACGTCGTTCTTGAAGATCCATCCGTTTCCTGACCCCGAATTTCTCGTCCCGTCGAACGTCTCGGCGAGACGCTCTTCCTGGCGCCGGGAGCGGCGCAGATGTTCATTGCTCATGCCATACCGGCCTTGTCCAACACGGCGGTGGTGAGGGCCTCTTGGAGGTCGAGGTCTTCGCGAATGCCGTCGACGAGGGCCTGCCGGGAGTCCCACTGCTGCTCCGCAAAGCGGTAGTAGCGGCCTCGCTGCTCGATGACGGCGTAAGTGATTCCCCAGATGACGATGTCGCGGACCTCGTCGAACTCACCGCAGTGGAAGCCGGATTGGGGCGCGTCGTCGAAGAAGTACATGGATTCGCCAGTCTTTTGCGGGGCGGCCTGCTTGTTCTTCAGGGTGCGGAACTTCATCGTGTAGCCGCAGCGGACCTTCCCGGCCGTCGGCAGGGGCTCGTCGTGCCAGTCGGCCCGCGCGATGTCCACGCGCGCGTAGAACGCGTAGTCCTTGGCGTGGCCGCCGGGCGTGAACTTCGGGGTGGGGCGTCCGGGCCCGGTGGGCGCTCCCACCTTGTCGCGCCACTGGTTGATGAACAGGCCCGTCACGGGGCGCTCGTCGTCGGGATCCCGGCGTCCGGCCTTGCGGAAGAACTTGCCCGTCAGCCTCGCGCCGAGCGTCATGACGTTTTCGTTCATGAGCTTGGCGGCCTCTTCGTCCGGGACCAGGGCCGGGTAGGAGTCGAGGACCACCAGGTCGAAGGCGCGGGTCTCGGAAGCGTCGAGGATGGCCTGGTAGGCCTCTTCGGTGCGGGTGGTGCGCACGACGGCGACACCGGCCGGGTCCACGCCGATCTTCTGCGCGTACTCGCGGTCGTACTTTTCGGAGGCGACCCACAACGTTGCGAAGTCGGGGTCGTTCGCCTGCCCTTGGGCCACCGTGTGGTGGCAGACGGTTGTTTTGCCGGAGGATTCCTGACCGATGATCTCGGTCCACTGGTTGCGGGGCCAGCCCCCGCCCAGCACCACGTCCAGGCTCAGGATCCCCGAACGGAGCTGCCCGAAGGACTTGAGGTCGGAGGCGACCATGGCCGAACCGGGCCCGTACTTCTTGTTGAGCTTGTTGACGAGTGCCAATGCGTCGGGGTTCAGCATACGTTCACGCTAATCCCACTTGTCCCGTTTTCTGTGTATTTGCGTGAGATGACACGGTGAGAGACGCGAAAAACGCCCCTGCGAAGCGAGAGGCACTTCGGCACACAGGGGCGTTTCTCATCTCTCCGGCCCGCAACCCGAGGAACGGGCGGGAGAGGCTTTCGGGGCGCCGCAGGGCCCCATGCGGAACCCAGGAACCAGCACAGGAGGTCGATGCCCTGCCAGTCGAAGGGGGTTGCCCACCACCCTCGGGAAGGGACCCTGCGGCGCTATTTAGACTAGGAGATGCGGGTCGGAATCATCCGGCGACACGCTGCCCATGCCGTTCGCTTTCCATGACGCTTCGGTTTTCAGGCAGAACCGGCACACGTACTCGGGAGTTACGTCGTCTGTCTCTTCGACGGCCCTCCCGCACAGGGAGATGATCCGCTCGGGAACGATGCGCGAGCGGTAGGCGACGCATACGGGCCCGTCCGTGTGGCGGGCGTAGAACAGGCGGAACATGGCTCACCCCTGGGACATCGACGTGCGGTCGACCTGGCCCGGCGCGTAGTCACCCTTGGCCATGCGCGTGATCTGGCGGGCCGGTTGCCCCTCCCCCGCGTGCGCGGCGGCCCCGTAGCCGGACTGCTCGACCGGGTAGCCACAGTCGTAGCAGCGCTTACGGCTGTCAGCGGTGCCGAAGTAGTTCCCCGACCCGCATCCCGGACACAGGTCCGTCTCACGCGCCGAGCGCGCCTTGGTCGGCGCCTGCGCGGCCTGGGGCTGCGCTACGGAGGCCCCCTGCACGGGTGGGGGGGTATAGGGGGTCTGCGCCCGGCGCGGAGCGGGCTGGCCGCCCGTGACGGCCTTGTGCCAGAAGTTACTCATCGTCTTCTCCGTACTCTTCCAGGGACTCGATGAAGGCCGGGTCGTAGCCGACCACACCGTGCTGCATCAACTGCCCCAGCACGGCCAGGAAACTGCGCGCCAGCATGGCGTCCACCCCCTCGTCGGGGCGCTCACCCGCCACGGCCATGCGGTTCTGCTCGCGCACCAGCATGCGCGCGTACACGAGCATCAGTTCCTTGAGCAGTTCTACGTGCTCCAGGCGGTCCATGCTGCGCCGCAGGGCCTCTTCGAACACTTCGGGGCTCTGGGGTGCGGCGCCGGGCAGAACGGCGCCGAAAACGTCGAGGACGAGTTCAGCTTCGGTGGTGCGCATGCCCTGGCTGTAGTCGTCATCGGAACAGGAGGTCATTTGGCTTCGGCCCAGGTGTCGACGGTGTGGACGGAGGACAGCAGCGGGACGCGCAGCCACTGGGCGATGCCCGAGCCGCACATGGCTTTCTGGAGTATCGCCACGCCTTCCTCGACCCGGTTTTTCGGGGCGGAGATGACGATCTCGTCGTGCACCGTGATGTGCAGCTTAAGGAAGCGTCCGGCCTGCTTGTTGGCCTCGTTGAGACGGATGAGGGCGTACTTGACGAGATCTCCCTCGCTGCCCTGGATCTTGGAGTTGAAGGCCTGGCGCTCGGCCTTGAGGCGCTCGTACTTGTTCTGGCTGCGCAGCTCGACGAGGCGGCGCTTGCGGCCCATCAGCGTCTTGACCGTGGGCACCTTCATGGCGCGCATGTGGGTAAGCAGCGCTTCCTTGTACTGGTAGATCTCCGGCATGGTGCGCTGGTGTGTCTTGAGGATCTCGGCGGCCTCGCGCTCGGAGATGCCAAGTTGTTCGGCAACGCTTTTTTCCTGCGTGCCGAACAAAATCGCCAGCGACAGCGTCTTCGCCGTCGAGCGCATGTCGGGGGTGACGTGGTCGGGGTCGACGGAGAACACCGTGGCGGCCGTGGCGGTGTGGGAGTCGATGCCGTTGTGGAAGCCCTCGTACCAGGCCCCCCGGCCCAGGAAGTGGGCGGTGACTCGCGGCTCCAACTGTGAGTAGTCGGAGACGATGAGGGTGTATCCCTCCGGCGCGATGACACACTCGCGGATACGGCGGCCCTGGGGGGTGCGGGCGGGCAGGTTCTGGAAGTTCGGCCCGGCGCTGGAGAAGCGCCCGGTGTCGGTGCCGGACGGCTTGAAAGACGGGTAGATCTTGCCGCCGCGGATGGCACCCGGCTTCTCATCCGTGCCCAGGTAGGGGTGGATGAAGGTGGTCAGCAGCGTGTTGTAGCCGGAGTACTCCTTGAGGAGGGCACAGACCTTGTTCTCCCCCGCGAATTTTCCCAGGACTTTCGCGTCGGTGGAGTAGTCCCGTACCGAACTCGGCTTGCCCTCCCGGCGGTTGGTCTTTCCGGCGGGGGTGAGCTTGGTGGGCTTGAGGCCCTGGCCGCCCATCTTCTTCGGCAGGAACAGCAGATCCTGCTTCTGCTGCGCGGAGTTGATGTTGAAGACCCGTCCGGCGTGGTGGTAGACGTCGGCCTCGATGCGGGCCAGCTCCGCGGAGAACTCCTTCTCCACCGTCCGCAGCCGGTCGACGTCCATGGTGACGCCCTCGGCGTGCATCTCCAGCACCGGCTCCAGGTCGGCCCACTCCAGCTCGGCCACGTGGTCGAGCTGCTCGGCCGTGAGGCGCTCCTTGATGCGCTGCCACAGGATGTACGTCCAGGTCACGTCGTAGAACAGGTAGTCGTGCACCGTGGAGAAGCCGTGCTTCTCGATGCACTTGCCGACGTTCTCGGTGTCGTAGTCGTGGCCGTACAGGCGCGTGATATTGGGCTTGAGGCCCTTGGGCCGGTTCTCGTTCAGCAGCCACAGCCCGATCATCGAGTCCGCGTACGGGCCCGGCGGGAACGCGCCGCGGTAGTACTTCGCCAGCGAGCCGATGTCGAAGGGCAGGTTGTGCGCGATCTTGCGAATCGTCGTCGAGAACAGCAGCGGCTCCAGGCCCTGCATCACCTGCGACGGCCTGAGCTGCGACGGCGCGGCGGACCACACGGCCGCAATGCCCTTACGGGGCTGGGCCGGTACCAGCAGCTCGTCGCCGTTGGGATGCCCGCACGGAATGACGGCGGTCCGGCCGCGGGTGGCGATGCCGACCCAGGCAATCTCGTTGAAGTTGGGTTCCCCCCGGTGCTCACCCATCGTTTCCAGGTCGATGGCGAACTCGTCCTGGTCCAGGAAGTAGCGGACAGTCTCGTCGAGTTGGGCGGTCGTGGTGACGGTGTCGCGCACAGGGTCCTCCGCAGGCAGAGCCGGGCGCAGGGCCCGGCATGTCACCGGGCCCTGCGGGGTGGATCAGAAGGGGGGTTCGTCGTCTCCGCCCCAGCCGTCGTCCGAGGACTTCGGGGCACTGGTCTTCAGTACGCCGTCCACGACCTCGCGCAGCGTCTCGGGCTTTTCGATCTCCATCCAGTCAGAGGTGAACACCTCGTTCTTGATGGCCTCCAGCGCGTCGCCGCGCAGGGGCTCGCACTCCCACTCCTCCTTCGCGTCGCCCTCGCGGATCGGGTCGGCGGAGTACTCGGTCTCCAGGCCCTTGCCGGTGCGCGAGGCCTCGACGTACAGCTTCGGGTTGTCGAGGGGGCCCTTGCGCTCGTCCTTGGCCAGCGCCTTGAGCTTCTTCATCAGCTTCGAACCGACCTCCCACACCCGGTAGTTCCAGGTCTTGCGCTGCGGGTCCCAGACGGCCACGTGGAAGACGGCGAACCGGCGCGGCTTGTCGTCGAGGTCGGTGCAGATCGGGCACTTCTTCTCGCCCAGGCAGCGGAACATCTTGCGCCCGGCGGCCTCGTCCAGCCAGTGACTGGCCAGCACGTCGAACGGGGCCCGCGTGACGAACTTGACCAGGACCGGCTCGTCCTCTTCGAGCTTGAGACGCAGCTCCTTCTTGCGGTCGATGTCACTGTTGCCGGTGAACAGCTCCTCGACGGCCTCCCAGCCCTCGACGCGGCGCGGCTGCTCGCCCTCGTCGGCGGGCTTGTCGATGCGGCGCTTGGGCTTGTCCTCCAGGCCCGGCGGCGGGGCGGAGAAGTCGTCGAGTTCGGCGGTGGCGGTACGGCGGCGGGCCATCAGCGCTCATCCTTTTCGATCATCGGGTGGTGGTTCACGAAGCTGTTGCGGGTGGTGGTCATGTTGTAGGCGCGCTGCCGCTCCACGGTCATGAGGCCTTCGAGCTGGTCCTGCGCCTCGTCATGCGGGAGTTCGGTGTCCTCGTACTCGACGCTGGCCGCAACCTTGATCTGCTCGTAGTTGCCGAGGTTGTAGGTTTCGGTGACTTCCTTGCGATACACCGTCATGGCGTCTGGTCCTGTTTCAGTCGCTGGAACAACTCGTGGGCACGAGCGGGGAATTGAGTGGCGCTGATCTGGACCTTCCGGTTCTTCGAACGGCGCAGCAGCCCCTCTTCGAGGGCGATGTTCTCCAGGCCCTCGATATGGGCGGTGGTGTAGAAGCGGTGGCGTCCGCGAGGAGAATCGTTGAGACGCCGAAAGGGTGCCTTGGGCAGATAGCCACGCGATTCCCAGCGGCGGATGATTCCGACACCGCGTTCCAGCGCGAGCGCCAGGGCGGAAATCGGGTGCACGGTACGCACGTCGCCATTGACCGTGAACGTTTCGTAGATGTCGCGCCACTCGGCTTCGAGGGAGGCATCGACAACCTTCTGAATACGTTCGTTGATCTGCTCACGGGAGAGCTGTGTGGATCCCGGACGCAGCCGGATTTCCTCGGCGAACGTGTCGCGCACCTTGCGGAACGCGGCCTCGACATCCTGGGGCGTCATCGGCTCCATGCCGGTCAGTCCTTGACCCGCACGGTGCGCCACGATTCCTTCTTGAGGAAGATGTTGCCCATGTCGATGTCGTTGAGTACGTCCTCGTTGTGCAAGACGTACAGCTCTTGCGGATCGAACACCGGCTTCATCGGAAAGACGCGGTCATATACGCCCTTGGAGCGCGCAATGTGCTCGGCGACTTCCTCATCGGCGTACTCGGATACCGCCCGCTCCAGGCGGACGGCCGAGTAGGTGTACTTCCCCATCTTCACGAGCTGGGGCAGGCCGACGACCAGCGAACCGTTCTCCGTCTCGACGCCTTCGGCGCGCATACGGACCTGGAGATCCCGGCGGAGCTTGGATTCGGCTTCTTTAGCGAGATCGACCTGACGCTTAGCCGCCAGCCACATACTGGCGATGTCGTCCACGTCGCGTGTCTGAGCAGGAGAGTTTTCTTGCATGAGGGTCTCCCAGAAACGCCTGTGTCACGGGGCCACCCAACCAGAATAAGCAGGGAGTTGGGTGCGATGTGGAGACAGTAACACCGGCCACTGACACAGTCTGTTTAGTGTGAGTAACCCTCTTTAGCGTGTCGCGGGCGTTCCTACGAATGGCCCTCGGGCGCAACGTCAGAAACGTTGTCCGTGGAATTCCTGGCGCGCGGCGTCCGGTTCTTGCGCTGCGCCTTGAGAAGGCGGCGCAATTCACGGGAGCGGCGGTGCTGATAAGTGATGCCCTGGCCGTCGTCGGCCGACGCGCACTCGTAACGTTCAATGATGAAGGGCCTGCACCAGCACGTTCGCGACAGTCTGTGCGGGCTGGGGTCGTCACCGGGATAGATGTGGTCCGTGCACACGGCGACGTCCTCTCAGAGGGTGCGGCCCAGCATCAACCACTGCATGTACAGCATGGCGTTACGGATGCCGGATTGAATCTCGGCGTCGCTCTGCTCTCCTGGATCCTTGGCAGTGCTGTCGCCGTACTCGTACAGAAGAACAGTCTGTCGCTTCCCCTCGAATTTTTTGAGGATTTCGCGGGTGGCAAGGCGTCCGGACGTGTCGTTGTCGAGCGCCAGCACGACGGTCCGGTTGT